GCCTTACTTTCGACCATTCGGAAACAACCCCTTTTCAATCTCCTTCAAATGCTTGTTGCCGTATTCAACTTGCTCATCGAATCCAGCCAAGTCGAGCATCATAATAAGGTTCTTGGCTAACACATACAATCTTGCTATCGCATCCATCGTCCTATCATCCATTCAAATCACCTCGATTATGTCCCCGAAATACAACATCATGTTTAACGGTAGTATTGGCAAGGTTGCCACTACCCAAAATCCCCATATCCACGCTGGTACTATCACTTTCATTCCTCAGACCGTCCTGACTGTTGCCTCTATATAGAGTTTGCCTTGCGACGAACCACGCAGGGGCATCTCGCCCCTTTTCCCATTTGGCGAAGTATGCTTTCTCGCCTATGTAGTAATTACGATAAGCCGTGATTACGCTTTCGTGTTTGTATTCGTCTGGCATACACTGAGGCGGGTTAGTCCATTCGCCCTTGGGTATGAACTGGTAGGCGTGGTATAGCATCGTCTCTATGTTCTCAGCGCAAGCGTGTTGCTTACTGGTGCCGTCTGCCCACTTGTATCTCAATGAGTATTCCCAACACAGAAACACGCCGAGGTCTCCGGCATATTCAAAGTTGCCTTGAGTGTCGCCTACCCAACGAGTCATCGGGTGATTGTGATAGCCGCCTTTGTACGGCGTACCTGCTAAGGTCATCACATCGTTGTCCTCAAACCACTCGTCGCTGACGCCATGTCGACGTAATGCCGATGCCATCATCTGTGCTATTTCCACAATGAGTTTCGGCACATGTTTGTCACAATGCATCTCAGCACATTTTCGTGATTCGTGATGCAAGAAAAATATGTTCATATTACTCCGCTCCTATCATGGTGTCAGTCTTTTCCAATATAAAGTTGTCGTACACGTAGCCCGTATGCTTGGCTATTTCTAGCGACTCCTGTTCCTCTACTGTTGCCTTGCGTTGGTAAGCATCAGTGACCGCATACCAATACATGAGAGGCCCGAAAGAGCCAGCGTCTCGATTGTCGCTTTGAACAACGATACCCTTCTGTATGAGTGACGAGATTGCGCCTCGTATCTTCCTAGTCCATTCCTTATTGTACCACCGCCAATTGAACCAGCCACAAATACCGTGACCGTCGCTTGCGTGGTCGCATGTCCATAGTTCATCTAAGAACTGCCATTCTAACGTCGTTATTTTTTGCTTCTTTACTGCCATCTGTTCTAGCCCACCAGTAACACCTTTATTACCTTTGTCCGTACAGATTGAGCAATAGAGTTCGCTTTGGTCTGTTAGTTCGGCCTTGCATCCTATCACGATACACTTTTTGCCACTCATGCTATCAACACCATTACCGCCGCTATCGCCAAGCCTACCATCACTAGACCAAGTTTGATAGTCCATTGAATCACCTTCAAGTCGAAATCCTCGGGCCACAAATTCATTCTTCCTCACCGTCACAATCATTAGGGCAAATGACATATCCATTTGGCCCCCACTTTGCAGGTTCTTTACAACAACTGCAAATCATTCTTCCTCACCTCCGTAGCCTAGACTTGCCTTGATGTCGTCAAGCGTTTCGGTCGTGTGGAGTTGTCTTGTGTCCTTGGCAGTTTGATACCACTGGTCGATGGTCATGCCAAGCCAGTCAAGGCACTGTTGAATTGCCTTCTTACTGTTGTCTATGCTTCGCTCTGAAATTTCGATAGAATTGTTCAAAGTTGAAACCTTTTCGCTTGGCCTGTTATGCTTAATAACTGACTTAAGATGTTCGACACGAATGATGTTGTTGTATTCTCCTGCTCCTTCAATGCTCGGCATGGTGTCAAGCCACTTGCATAGTGCATCGCCTACTCCCTCGATATGTTCGTAAGTTGGTGCCACGTTAGCGATTCGGTCTTGATAGCCTACAATCCACTTGTTGTGTTTGATTATGTTGTTCACAGAGTAGCCGACGCTGCGAATGTTAGATTGTGTCTTGTTGCGCTTCACCCTCTCGTCGATTTTGTCATCCAAGTTCAGTATGCACCACGACTCCATTTTGCTAATCAGATTCGCCGGTAGCGTTGGAAACTTCAACGAACTTTTAACCTGATTAGGTACATGCTTACGCAAGACTATTTGCTCATGGTCGTATGGGTCTTGGTAAGTATTCCAAGTCAAGAAAAACTTGCCGTGTGTGTCAAGCAAGTCTTGATTCAAGAATACGCCTCTGATTGATTCCCTAACCATTTTCATCTTCTCAACAGATGGGTTGATGGCGACGTAATGCTCAAGCCACTTCATCATAAATTCACTCACGAATTTGTTGGTGTATCTTTCCTCGTTGCCTTCCATCTTACCCGCTCTCCAACTTCTCAGTATCGCATCTGCTTTGAGGTTGTATCTGTTGCTCGTCTTGGGTTTGTATCTGTCTGGCCCGACGTAGTGGTTCTCAATGTACTCACAATAGTCATCCATTTTTTCCCATACACGTCCTTCCATGTCCTCGGTATGTCTGAACAGATGTAAAGCGCTGGTTTTCACCAAATTACTAAACCGTATTACATCGTTCAATTTTCGTTCGTTCTTCTGCTCCTTATTCATTCTTATGTTACTCATTTTATTCACCTCGTTTTTTGGCTCCCGCCTAATTGGTAGTAGGGGTTGCCTGTATATATACTTATGCGCCTACCTCCGCATCAATGCTATCGTGAACCACAAGGTCTTTTACTTCTTGCGGCACCTTCTGAAATACGCACCAACCGCCGTCATCCATGCGCTTGACCCAATAACCGGCTTCCTTGATTGCTTGCTTCTCCTGCTTCCACAAATCCCAAAATGCCTTGTTGGGCTTGCTCCACCATACCTTGCGGCTGGCTGCCATCTTGAACTCAAGGCCGAATGCCTCGATGTTGACATAAATTGGTCGTGGTTCTTGGTGAACCTCAAGGCGCACCTCTACGTTTTCATTGTGAGCCCACCTCTTCTTAGCACTTTCATAGTGCGATTGAGCCTTGTCCATAGCATCGGCTAGGTCGTGGGCTAAGTTCTGCAAGTATCGACAAGAGCCGAATGAACCAAACTTGGTTCGCCCTATTAACTCGTAATACAGTGTGTAGAACTGCTCCTTCTTGCCAGTCCGGCAAACGTGAACCGTGAATATTCCTGCAATCATTCTTCCTCACCACACTCACAGTCTGCCCCAATTCCCGACTCACACTCAAGACAGTATTCGCCGTCCTGTGCTAGTGCGTCTAACCAATCGTTGAGACCACATTGGTATGCAATCGGGTCAACGAGTTTCAACACCCTAGAGGGTGCGTAACTCAGATTGCCGATGATAACATCCGCCTCACAATCAAGTAAATCGTCGTATGCTTCGATAACGTCTTCTGAATATCCGTTCATTGAATCACCCTGTTCAATTTGTTTACTTCTGTCCTCAAATGGGCGACTTCCTTCCATAATATGTTTATCAGTTCATCGGGGCTACCGATGTTGCTTTTGAACCATGCAGGGTTATCTAACCACATTTGCATGAATCGGTCGGTCTCGTTATCCCATTTGCTATGCCACGTTTTGTAATCTATGCTTGCTCGCATGATTTAAGCGAACGAGTATCTGTATATAACTATTGTGTCAAACTATATCAAACCAGACTAGATTCAGATTGCCGTGAACCTGAACGACAGAGTTATAATATGGCTCACCATTGGAAACGACCTATCCGGCCAAATGACAAGTGTTATTTTTTGATTAAAGTTAATAAGATTTAGGAAAGGTGGTGTTAAAGTTACACTGGATTTTTGGACAGAAACCCTACCCACAACGTCTCAGTGCCCCGATTTTTTGATTTGAGTTTTCGCCTTGGTGATTCACGATATGCATTAGGTGTTGCTAGACACACCGACATAATTTAGAAGGTTTTGGCGGCGGAGCCTATGGGTTGATAATATGCCGGTATATATACTTTGCGAATCTCTCTAAGTACGTGCGTCACGGCTCTCTCTAGGATGGGAAGGTATATAAGTAGGAGGGACATGCGCCCTCAATCTCTCTCAATGCACATCTATACGAAGGTTATATATACAGGTGACTCTCTAATACGATTGGCTGCTGCTGCTTAATAACTCTCTCTCTTTCAACCGGCTTGCCCATCGCAGGGGAAGTATAAGTATATAAAGATTTTTACCTCTCTCTTTCTCTCTTCTCTCTCTCTTGAGTAGGTAATGGGAAGGTATTTCCTTCCTTCCCTCTCTCTCTTTCTCTCTCTCTCTTTGCCACCAAATAACTTGAATTTACTCTCTTATCTCTCTCTTTCTCTCTCTTTCTCTCTTTATGTGTATTTTATGTGTAATATAAAAAAAAAGAATTGAATGGGTGGGAGCCGCCGACTATGGTAATCGGCGACCCCCGAGATGGACGGTGGTAAAGCGCCCAAATATGAGATGATTGAATGTGATTGGAATGAAGGTCGAGGTCTGGAAAAGTAGGCCCGCCGCCGCCCCGAAGGACGACGACAGGCGTATCGGCTTATGCCGTTGCTTCTGATGTCTGAAACCGCTTAACTCCAATCCGTTTCGTACCAATTATCATAGTACATTGGCTCGTCGAACATGCCATGCTTCAAGTCCTCCATATCAACGGGGTCTTCTACTGGTTTAATCCAGTTCGCCAGTTGATACCTTGAGCCATCCGGTCTAATGCCTTCATGCTTCTCGGGGTCATATCCGTGGTCGTCGTTGCCGATGTCGATGGTACATACTTCGTCGTTATCCATCTTGGGTTTTGCTTGTCTGTTCCAAGACCAAGAGTAATTTCGTCCGTAGTTGTATCGCCATGTGAAAGCCGTGTCAGCACTTCCCTCGATGTCGGTGTGTGTGATTATGCCATCAGGACTAACCTTGTAATGGCGACCGATAGCGGCATCATACTTCGACTTGAGGCGACCCTTGAAGGCGTCTTCCAAGTGCTTGACAGTTGAACCAAATACGACGGGGCCGGTTTTGGGATGGTCGAGACGACCAAACGCCAACGGATTCCCGCCGTTTGTCCATGCGTTGAGGACATTTGGCTCCTTGTGGTCTATCCAAAGAAGCGACATAGAGCCAGTACAGTGTTTGACCACCATCTCGACTCCACCCGCCTCAAGACAGGCCGCTGCTGCTTCACTGTCACATTGCGTCAAAGGTTCGACCTTCAACGCCTTGAACACCTTGGCATGGTCTGAAATCATGCCGTTGTGTACCATGATGATTCGCCTTGACTGTGGCGAAAAGTGTGGGTGTGCGTTCAACTCATTATTGCCGCCGTGTGTTGCATATCGAGTATGCAAAAGGGCGACCCTTGACTCGGTTCCAAACTCCTTGTTGAAGACCTTGTTCATGGCCTTGGCCGTTGCTGGAATTGGTTGTTTGAAATATCGGACAGAGCCTTTGATGCTAGAGATGGCAAAACCGGCGGCGTCAGTACCTCGGCTAGTTAGACCAGCAAAGAGGCGCTTGATGCCCTTCTTCACGCCGTAGGGCGCCTTTCGGTTAGCCCTTGAAGCGTGGTGATAAGCACCGATGCCACAGTTGACAATCAAAGCCAATGGGGCCAGCATCATCATGACCATACTGAAAAGGCTCACAGAGCCATAGTCGTCATCGTCATAATCACTGTGTATTTCGTAGTCGCTCGGTGTGAGTTGTCGCCTTGATGGACAATATTCATCTTGGTCACAAGTAGGCTCAGCACAGTGCGAACACCCGCTGATTAGAGTTCCCTTAAACGACTTAGTACGTCGATTGTAGAATGCCTCTAGTGGGCTTTTTCGTAGTCCCAAGAACCCAAACAGACCGTGAAGATTGTGTTCGTAACTTGTAGGGTGTCTGTATTTGTTCCAAGGCTCACGACATACCATTACTAGGGCTTGCGTGAACTCGACCCATGCTTGTACTTGATTGGGATTTGTTGTCCCATGATGTTGTCTAAATTCGACAGTGCCATACCGACCAAGTGAACAAAGATTCACGTTCACATATCGGTCATTGCACAAGTTGTCAAACAAGCGTCTTAGTTTGCTAAATCCTTCCATCGGCTGATTAAAGTAATCGGCCTTGAATTCATGTTCAAAGTTTGCTGGGTTGCCATAGCGTAGAAAGCGTTCGACCATGTAGTCGAGCCTCTGACAATATGTATTGCGTCCATTTCGACGAGATGGGGCCATAAAGCCATCTATCTGTGCTTGAAAGTGAGTGTAGGCGTACAAGATACGCCCAACCCAACCAGCCAGACTAACGGCCTCTTCAAAGTCATCTCCCCATAAAACAGAGTCGAGCCTTTTTCCGTCCTTGACGATACCATGATGCACATGCAAGCCACATTCACGGTTTGCTGATGCTAGTCCTTTCAGACCAGCAACAATTCGCCGTATCAGTGACATGTCGGCGTTTGTTGAAATCGGTGTCACGATTTCGGTTCCCATGTTAGACAGGGAGCCGTCGTCGACTATCTTCCAATTTCGTACGCCGTCATGTGTATAACCACGGTACCGGATAGGTACGCCGAACTTGTTGGACAAGTATGCGGCGAGGCCGGTTTGTGTTATTCCATTTCGTCGGATGGCTTCAATTTCAATGCCGTAGGTGGGATGCCTTGCCAAATTGACCAAGGCAATCCACATTACGCCAATCGCTAAAGCGACCCAAGCGGTTTCATTCATCGTTATGCTTCGTATTATTTCCATATTTTATACCTCATTTCCCTCATGGGAATATGATAGATGGCCCATAAACGGGCCTAGAAAGCCACGGATTGAATTCCGTGGGTAATCATGGCCTGTGATTAAATCAAAGGCCACTAGAATGCGTAAAATGAATTGTTATTTGGTGGCTCACGCTTCCGCCGATTAATGACCCTCGCTCAATCTAGTCCTAAGACTAGACGATTACTCAAGCCAATGCTGCTAATGTTGACGCCATTCCCGTCTTTCGGGCCGCAATCAATTTACTAGCCAAGGGACGCATCCTCACGATTGGCCCCCCGGCCGATACTAGGCTCAAACCATAGATGTCCGTAGGGGTCATCATCGCCGTTCTCATAGAACGTCATGGTATAGTCGTTTGATATATACCCTTGGTCAAAAAACGTCGAAAAATGGCCGTTTTTGCTCATTTTGGATAGTCGCCGAGAACAAAAAATTCCCAATTTTTTCCCGACATTTCTCTCTTATTCTCTCTCTTTCTCTCTACCGGGTAGCGGGAAGGACTTCCTTCCCATATATATCTCTCTATCTCTCTTTTTTCTCTCTCTCTATCTCTCTCTATCTCTCTCTAGCGTGGCGCATCATACAAGTAAAAAGTAAAAATAAAAAGCATAGAAAAATCGCAAAATGTTCACTTTCACATTCAGTTAGGGGGGTCAGTCAACTATATATGTGGGCGGCCCCTCAGACGGATTGTTCCGTTAGGAACCGAAGCAAGTCGGCTAAGAACTGACTACCTACCAACACCTCGGCCTCAGGTCGAAATTTGTGGGGATATATGCGAAAGTTCCTACGGGACTCAAAAAGGAGGAAAAAAATATGTCCGAATATGAGAACGTAGCAGAAGGAACGAACGAAAACGAAAACGAGGTCAGCCCAATAATGGCAAGAATGAGCCTCATTGTCGTGATGCTAGAAGCATTGAGAAGAACTGTGGTATCGGCGACCAACGCCGGTCAAGCAATCATCAACATGCTTAGAATGGCAGACGACAATGGAGATGGTGAAAGGACTTGGAACGTGGCATTGTTTGATGAGCCAATGAAGGCCCTCAAATCAGCCATAAAAGCCCTTGAATCGACGGCTCAATTTGTCGTCGGTCGTGCGCCGAGTCAAATCATTGACTCAACGGCACCAAACACCAAGAAGCCAATGGAAGTAGAACAACAACTCAAATTGGCTCACAGAACCTACAACACCTTACAACGGTTCAGAAACGCATGGGCAGACTCACTTGTGACCTGCATCCACTGTGGGGCTCAAGGAGTCAGCAGTGACCAACCATGCAGCATGAACCACACACCTCAACTGGTGAATTATGGGTCAACAACTGACTATGACAGCAAAACCAAAACCGTCAACAGAATTGGCGGTACTTGGAGGGGGCCATCAAACATCATGGTCGACCTCGACTATGGTGAGCCGGCTTACCACCGAGCAAACCACGAAGGCGAGAAGTTCGTCCCAACCACCGAGTAAATCGGTACCGCCATCGGCGGCCCTTCGGGGTCGTCGGTGGCCCTTTTTTTTCCAATTTCACTTTCACTTTTCTCTCTTACTTTCTCTCTCTCTCTATCTCTCTACGGGGAAGAGTATATCCTTCCCATTAAGTATATACATAGACATAATATCGCCATTCAAACATATTATATAGGTACGGCCCCTCGGATAGATTGGAGGTGAAAAAAAGTGACCAAAACAGCAAGAAGAGACATAGCCGGCGAACACATGAGAGCGTTCATTGTGTATCACTTGGGCCCAACCACGCATAGAGGCTCTAGGGTCAAGATAATTGACACTAGGCACGAAGTAAGCAAGGTTATCCCTTGGGATTATGTAAGCGCAACGGCGGCTCAGATAGCGGCAGAATACCTAAGTCAAAGCGGTATAAGAGTCGACTATCACGCTTGGAGAGAGGACAAAGACGAATGGATTTTGTTTAGTTCTGACTTCGGCACATCAATCAAGTGATTGAATACCGCCTCCCATCATCCTTCGGGGTGGTGGGGGGCCTTTTTTCTCTCTTAGTTTCTCTCTCTCTCTTTCTTTCTATAAGGAAGGGTATATACTTCCCATAAGATAGTACTATATCCACAACAATGTGGCCCTCCACAAGAATGTGGCCCGCAGCATAGGCATTATATATGGGAGCCTACCATGTCAACCACATGGGACAAGAACCTACCCAACCCAAGCCGGAGGGAAACGCCGGAACAGGAATGAGTGACAAATGTGAGTGTACTACAATTACGCTAGGATTTGGATTGGCATGTGTGCCTTGCCAATACAAAGAGTATGAACTACTACTAGAAGAAGTAGCAGACATACTCGAGGGTGGAGATGTAGTCCACGACTTGTATAGCATACCGTCAGCAGCAACAACTATCAGCATCGTAGCCGACACTGTGAACAACGCCTTGAAAGGTATCAGAGCCATAAGAGACATGCAGAACGGATTGAGGGAGATACAATGAGACAGTGCGAAGATTGTGGTCGACTACACTTAGATGTGGACTGTGAGATATGTGCATTGAAGAAGGCCCGTAATGGCCTTCATCAAGATACCCTTACCAAAGGTAGTGACTCACTTGAACACTTGAAAAGATTTAGTCCGATAGGATTACAGTTCAGCACAAGCAAAGCCCTCGCACACGCTTTGTTTCAAATGTTTGAGAATACAGATGGTCAAGACCTATGTGACAGGACAGGAATGCCAATGCTAGACTTCATAGTTGGCTTCCTAGTCAAGACCGACGCTATCGACAAGGCACACAGTCAGCACGTCAAGAACGTGTATGACCTATGGCACTACGCCTACGGTGGAGTCATCGAATCACTGTGAAAGCAGCACCGCCCCTCATCCTAGTGGTCTAGGGTGGGGGGCACATCCTCCAAAAACACACAATCAACACACAAGGGCAGAGCCTAGTGTCCCACAATTTTTTTGAAAATTTTTTTGAAAAACCAAAAGACTCTTAAATAGGTGCTTTCATCGCTTACACCATGACGAGGCGACCACCTTTCGATTATGATTTAATAAAAAAACATGCACATGAGCGACCAGCAAGCCGATTAGGGTTTGCTAAATTTCTAAATGAGATAGACCCGACAAGGAGTGTAAAAGGGTGGGAGATGGCAATCCTGCGTTGGGAGAAGGATGAGCAGAAAATAGAAGATGATGAATCTTACTTTTACGATGAAAGCAGTGATACATACTATACTTACTTGCATTCGGCAGCAGAGCAGGTGGCTATTCCCGGTGATACTCACAGGGCCATGCTAGAAGATTACTCTGATATGGTTGGTAAGGGGCTTACGAAGGCGCAAGTTTCTACCAAGTATGAAATGCCCGAGTCTTGGTTCAAGGAATATGTATCAAAGTATGGATGGAGTCATTCATCTATCCCGTTCACTAATGAGCAATTGCAGAGTGAAGACCAGCAAGTTTTGACTGAGACTTTACTTTCAAAGAAAAGAATAGCGATTATCAAAGAGGCAGAGCAAAAAGAAATAAAACAAATCAAAGAGGACGCACAGTCATACCGACTACTAAAGGCCACTCTGCTTGACAAGATGTATGAACTTGTACCAAAAGCGCACGACAAAGTGCCAAAACTAAAACTCAAGGCCAATGATAAGAGATATGCGGTTGTTATCAGCCCTACTGACTTCCATTGGGGTAAATACGGATGGGAAGATGAAGTAGGAGAAACTTATAATTTTGATGAGGCTAGAGCCCGTTTATTCACTAAGACTGAGGAATTGGCCTCACGCCTACCAAGTGTCCCCGAAAAAATTATTGTTGCTTGTGGTAGTGATTGGTTTCACGTTGACAACGACTTTGGGACTACAACAAAAGGAACAAGGCAAGATATGTGTGCTTCCCCCGCAGAAATACTGATGACAGGATGCAAACTTGCTAGAGAGCATATTGACCTTTTGAGACAGATTACAAACGTGCAGGTTGTCTTTATGCCCGGTAATCACGATAGACATTCAACATACGCACTTATGATGTATTTATCAGCAGCCTACGAAGATATTGATGATGTAGAAGTCACTGTATCACCAAAGACAAGACAATATCTAACCTACGGTGACACTTTACTAGGATTTACACATGGGGATGCAGTTCGTGGTAACAAACTACCATCTCTAATGTCTACTGAGGCTCGAAAAGATTGGGGCGATACAAAATGGCACATTTGGTTTCATGGACATCTTCACCATCAATCCCTAGTAGAAAAGGAAGGATGCACTGTTGTTCAGTTGCCAAGTCTAGCAGGACACGATAGATACCATTACAGACACGGCTATACGCAAAGTCCAGCAGGCTTAGCGGCCCACATTATTGATTATGATGAAGGACTTGTAGGTTCGTTGTTTTCTCCGGTTCTATCCGAGTAAGTCTTAAATAACGCAAGGCTCTTGTCATAACCAATAGGTGATATTATGCCACAGAACAGAAAATTTCAGAAATTCGTGTCAACTGAGCGTCTTAAGGATGATGCGGTAACTGGTGCAAAAATCGTAGCCGGTACTATCGCAACCACAGACCTCGCTTACACACCAGTTCAAAGTTTGACTTTTAGATATGAGTTTGATTCCCAAGGTGGAGCAGTAGGAGCAGTTACTCTTACTGATACATCTGGCGCTGCTCAACAATTACCAGCAGGTGCTTTGGTAACAAGCGCAGTTATAAAAAGTAGTGGCGCTCTAGCATCCAGTGGTTCAGCAACACTCGCTTTGGGTATTACTGGAACTGCTACCGCTTTCAAAGGCGCTACTGCTTTCGACAACGCTGCATACGCAGGTTCAAACGCAGTTACCGCCGGTTCTGCACCAGTCTACGTTTCATCAGCAACAAATGTTATAGGAACAATCGCTACCGCTACCCTCGAAGGCGGTATTTTAGACCTTGTTGTTTCCTTCATCATCGCTTGAGGTGATTTAGCGTGAAAGAATGGACGGAAGCAGACGGTACTATTTACCGACTCAGAGAAGATGGTGTTTCTTACGAAGTCATTCCCCCTAAGAAAAAGGCAAAGGCTAGTAAGAAAACCTCAAAGAAGGCTGCTAAAAAAGAATAATGCGGGTGTGTATTGACGTTGCCTCTCGTCAATTCGGCCTCACCGCCAGCACTCGCACCTCACATAATTAGTGAGTATTGCGAGAAGGAAGGCTGCTACAACTTATCTGACAAATCTTTTTGCGAAGATTGTATGGAGGTTATTGAATGAGCATGATGAAAGGCTTTCATATTGAAAGGTCAAGGCATGACATCAAATATTTTTACGAGTGGTTATCAGAAGAATATCAATGGGCAGACCACATAGATGAGTGGATGGAACTTTACAAACGCCCAGAAAAAAAATCAGTTAACCGTGTGTGTATTATCGCACCAAGGTCTCACAGTAAATCATCTACTCTAAGAGTAAAATTACTTCACATGTGCTTGTTTGAAAAAGATAGAAACAAACCAATGACTATTTGGTTATTTTCTGCATCCAATAGACAAGCATTCAACAGATTAGCAGAAATAGAGGAAGATATGCGTAGGCATCCTGAACTTAGAAAACTAATCAAAAAGTCCACAAAAGACAAAATAGCATTTACAAACGGCTCTTGGATTAGAGCAGCAGGTGTAGGGGCTGCGATTCGTGGAGAGCATCCGGGATGTGTCGCTCTTGATGATGTTTTAGCAGAACTTGGTGACATGACAATGGATAAAGTTATCGAGTGGTTTAGAAAAGTAGTAACGCCGATGAACGACCCCGGAACATCCCTGTTCGTAGTAGGTACTCCTATGGCATTAACTGACCTGTATCACAGTGAAATGTTGTCAGAAAAGGCAAAACAAGTCTGGTCATCGGGTACTTGGTCTGCATTTCCAAATTGGGATGAGCATAGGGCTGACCCCGATAACATAGAATTAGAACCGTTATGGCCGGATTTCAGACCCACTGATTTCCTTATCGAACAAAAACTCTCCATGAATGATGACCTCGCCTTCGCTCAAGAGTATCTTTGTAAGGTCGTGGATGATGATTCCCAAGTCTTCAAGAGGGGCGATGTCAGAAAAAACATAGATGTAAGTTCCACTCTCGGCCTCGACATGGAGTTCGACGATAGTAGATATGTCATCGGATTCGACCCCTCTCATGGTATAGGAAAGGATTATACTGTGTTAATAGTATTGCGGCAAGATGCTGAGGGCGTAGTTCACTTTGTAAATATGTGGCGTAGGAATGATTTCCCACCAGACAGACAAGCAGATGTAATTATTGAGTGGTCTCATAGATATGGCAAAGCACCAATAGCCGCAGAAGATGTAGGATTTCAGCGCCTATACGAAGCCCTCATAATTCAGAAAGGCGCTCATTTAGATTACAGGGCTTCAAAGGCTAGTAACAAGGGACTAAAGCAAGGATTATTGAACAGACTTAGAACTTGGTTTGAGCAAGGCAAATTTCAATGGCCTTACGGTAACATAGAAACTAGAAACATGGTTAATATAATCTTTGATGAGTTAGAAAATCACGTTTGGAAAAGTGGGGATATTGTTGATGTTGGTAAGCACAATGACACAGTTATGGCTTTGGCTCACGCACTTGACCAATTCAATAAATTTGATGTCACTAAAACGCCAGTAGTTACTGGAACCGCACAAGTAAAATCTTGGCAAAGCAAGGGAAAACCAAAGAAACCTTCACAACACACTGGCAAATACGTTAGTATGTGGTAGTATGAATACGCTTGGCCTTGTTCTCGCAATAGGTTTAATTATCGCTGAGATTGTCTTTTGGTTCATCGTAATAGTTAGTGGTAGCAAACTATTCAAAAATCGTTCGGGTGACAAAAATGAGTGATAATGCAGTTCAAAACCACAGACTAGATAGTATTGAGCGCAGACTTGACAAGCATGATGAGATGCTTGCTAAACTTCTTGAATCACAAATAAGAACTGATGAGCAATTCACTGCACTAGCAGACACACAAAGAGCAACTCAAGATATGATTAACGGCATAGGTAAATCTATCATAAAGTGGATGATGGGTATAGGCTCTGCGATGGTTGCCGCAATCATCGGAATGCAAGGTATGGTGTGACATAACAATTAAGTAATGTTCAAATAGCACCATCCATAGTTACACCTCATGGGCTTTTTTGACATATTTCGGAGGCAAAGTTCATCCGAGCCTCAAATTGTTGCTGCTAAAACTTCACAGTCTAATGTTCCTTTTAACGTAGCGGCAGGCTTAAAAGATGTATTCAAAGACACTGAATACTTTAGAAGTGACAACAACTACGACACTATTTTTGACCTTTATGATGACATGCTTAAACTCGACCCAGAACTAAACGGTGCCGTTAGGACTGTTTCGTTGACGGCAAACAATTATTTTATTGATTACAAAAAAGCAAAAAACGGTACAATTCGTAATGCAATTAGGGAATTAGTAGAAGAAACTCTTGATTTTGACGATGTACTTATAAATGCCATGAGAAACCTTATGGTTTATGGTAACGACATCAACAAATATGTTGGTTCATCCTTACAAGGGATTACAAAATTACAATCTTTACCAGTAAATCAAATAACAATTACTGATGATAGGCCTGTTCCTTTCGCAGCAGACAAAGATAATCCAATTATGAGTGCAGAAGAGTATGTCTTTAGAGAAAATCAGAGAGACACGCAAAGGTTCTCAAAAAACGAAATACTACACATTAGAATTGATTACAGGTCTAACTGGCTTTTAGATGAAATGGACAGGTGGACTTATGGCGTGTGGGGTGCATCCCGTTTCTCATCTCTAAAACAGGCTATACGAGCAAAGTATAACACAATGAACAATCGTATCTCCATAGAAGATAGTATGACAAAACAATACATTACTATCGACAAATCAGCAACCGATAACATCCAAGACCCACAAGAACAAAAAGAAAGACTAGAGCATATCATGAGCAAAGTAGGAACGCTTCTCGACAGTCTTAGGGGAGACCAAGTTCCTATCTTACCTCACTATGTTAATATGCATCACGTTGACATCAAAAACAGTATTCCAGACAATGCTAAATTCCTAGACCAAGTTAACGCAGACATATCAGCAGTGCTTCACGTTCCAAGAGTAAGCATGGGTCAAGAACAAGGTTCTACCTTTGCTGCTACATTTAACGCTAACCAATGGTCTGTTCAAGCAATCAGAAGATTGCAGCAAGTATTGGTTCAATCCTGTAAAGAATTGTTTTCAAAGCACCTAACACTCTTGGGTATCGAGCATAGAAAACAAGATTTACCAATAGTTACATTCGATGCAATAGACGAAGAGTCTCCTTACCAAGCCATGCAAAGAGCAAGCATTGGTTACTCTACGGGCATTCTATCCCTAAATCAAGCGTTAGACATAGCAGGTATGGATGGCGTCACAAGAGGCAGAGGCGGAGATGAAAGAAAGGTCGGTGGTTCGACACCAAATATGGGTGAAAAGCCTAGAGAAAACGAAGTTCTAAATGACGATAGGAACATACCGAACAATTGAGCATAATGTATCGTGTTATAAAAACAAAGGAGGGTTATAAAATGACTAAACAGAACACACCTACTACATTTAATGATAAAATGGTAAAAAAGACGGCACTGCCAGCAATCTACTTATGGTTGTTGGCTAGTGCGGCCGTTGTCGGGATGGGTATTTACAAACCCGATATTGTTCTTGCCAACCTAGATGGCTTTATCGCTTTGATTGCTATCATTGGTGGTATAGCCGCACCGGCTATGAATACTATTCTAAGAATGTGGGAGTCAGAACAGGCGATTGAAATACAAGAGATGCCATCAGAAATGATTCACGAAAGAGAAAGAGATGTTGATGAGCATGTTCACCGAATGGCAGTGGAAAAGCACAGAGAAGGTATGGTAGGCAAAGAGTTAGTCTGTATTGATGACTGTTGCCCTACACTTCCAAATCTCGATGACCTTGAACCGAAAAACAGTGAGTGATTACTGTGCCAACAAGAAAGTCGGGCGAGCCTAGAATGACTTTCATAGACCGTTGTATGGGTGATGAAAAAATGGTAAGTGAATTCCAAAATAAAGACCAAAGATATGCAGTATGTATGAGTTATGCAGATAGAACTGCTTCCATAGATGTAGAAGCAAAGCATGGTGGTCAACATGGAAAGCCGGGGCCAAACGACCCGAGAAAGACTCCTGCTAAACCTAGTGAGAGAAGAAAGGGTTCTAAGAAAAACCCTCCCGGCTCTGCGAAAAAACCTAATAAAAACATACAGATGAGCAAAGGTACTGAAAGTAAAATCAGAAACATGATGGAAGAACACAACAAAAAGGTCAAATCAAAAGGGAAGGGTAATCGTGCATCTATGGGCGCTCTTAAAACTGTTTTTCGTAGGGGCGCTGGTGCCTTTAGTCGTAGTCATGCACCCAATATGTCAAGAACCGGATGGGGCTTGGCAAGAGTTAGAGCGTTTCTATACCTCATGCGTACGGGAAGACCATCCAATCCAAATTACAAGCAGGACAACGACTTGCTACCAAACTCACATCCAAAAGCATCAGAAATGGTCGAGGCTAAAATGGAAGACTATTTGTTTAGAACAAAAGAAGGTGCCAAAAAGAAATCAGAAGAAATAGGTTTCAAAGGAGAGATACACGAATCTACATTAGCAGATGGCACAAAACTATACTCTCCTGCAAAAACCGAGGAAGAATTTATCAAATGGTATCGTAAGAATGACCCCGACGCTGAACAAGAAGTAAGTGCGGCAGAATATCAAGGTCGCAAAGTTACTCTTAACAAACCATTTAGAACTCCAAAAGAAAGCAAAAAGTTTGCAGTATATACAAAAAATGAATCTGGCAAAGTAGTCATAGTAAGGTTTGGCGACCCCAATATGGAAATCAAAAGAGATGACCCCGCTAGAAGAAAAAATTTCCGCTCCCGTCACAATTGCGACAATCCCGGCCCAAAATGGAAGGCTAGGTATTGGTCGTGCAAAATGTGGGAAAGGAGCAAAAGCGTTACTCAACTAACAAGTGGTGAGAATATGGAAGAATATGAAGAATTTTATGAAGCAGAAGAAAAGTCTTGTTGTGATTCTTGTGCCGACGAAAAAGTCGAAGCAAGAATGATTCGCAAGGATGTATTTGACAATCCGGGCGAGGCA